TCTGATACGTTTTTAATCATACCAGATAAAACCTCAAACGCCCGCGGGTGTTCGGACTCTCTTGCTACTTCTATCATAAGATCAAGGCTTTCTTTGCCTTTTTCTATGAGATCATAATAGGTTTGTCTAGAGTAATTGTAGTCATTACTTACATTATCTGGTTGTTTTGTCATTGACTACTATCCACGTGTGAAACTAAAGTTGTTGTAAATCCATAATCGCTATCAGCCGAAACATTTAAAGGGTTAGGAAGCACTGTTAGCGTTGAAACCTTTACATCGGAATCAGCTACTAAACCGTTCGCTACGTCCATTAAATATTGTTCTGTTGTAACTTTACGTATTATCTGAGTATTTAATACACCTGAATAGAAGTTAGCTTCCATCTCAAAGTCTAGCTGATAAACGATAGTTCTTCGCGAATCTAATGCACCTTCATAATCATCTGAATAACTCATACCTGATAAGGTAATAGGACAATCTTCTAATATATCGGCATGTGCACTAAATGGTTTAATTGTAATACTATACTGCGGATTAAAGAACGGTATGATCTGTTCTACAATTTGCAGAGCTTCATCTTGAGATTTTGTAAATATATTTAATTGCATAGAAAGAGTGTATGGAACCGGAGCAAATATTTTAACTCGATCACTATCAGTTAAACCAACACGGTTGAAGTTACTTGTCTTCTGAAGCTGTCTCTCGGGCGCATAGGTGTACGCTAGGATCTCAAAA